AATGGGGCCGCTTCTCTCATCGTAAAATCTGCAATTGATTTGTTCACAATGATCGCGCCGTAAGGATGCAGGGCTGATGCCGACGACAACTGGTTTCGCAACTGACCTCATCACGTTCTCGCGCGGTTCTCTTGCTACCGTGACGGACAGCGACGGCTACATCAATTGGGCACAGCATAACCTGCTGCTGGCGAGCGAGCAGCTAGACACTTCTAGCTGGACGAAGAGCAGCGCCACGGTGACTGCGAACTCAATTGCCGCACCGGATGGCACGACTACCGCAGACACTATTGCGGCGTCAGGTGCGAACGGAACAACACTCCAGTCTTATTCCGCCATCGCCGTTTCGTATGTTTTTGGCGTGTGGCTGCGCCGCAAGACCGGGGCGGGCAACATTCAGATTGCTGCCGATAACGGCACATACACGACCGTTACAATCACCAACGATTGGGCGCTCTACACTGTCACGCAGACCCCGACGGCGGGCACGAAGAGCGCGGGCATCCGCATTGTAACCAGCGGCGACGAAGTCTACGCATGGGGCGCACACCTCTACCGCTCCGACCTCGGCGGGATGCAAGCCAACGCCTCCGCGTATCCGTATTATAACCCGAGCACGCCAAAGAACCTGCTGGGTTTCACGGAAGCGTTTGATAATGCGGCGTGGACGAAAGGAAACTCCAGCATTTCTGCAAATACCATAGCGGCTCCAAATGGCTCATTGTCTGCCGATACGTTGGTTTCAGCGGCTTCAACTACTGCAACATTTACGAACCAAGCGTTCACATCGACTGCGGCAGCGTACACCTTTTCCGTTTATGTGAAGGCATCTGGCGCACGTTTCGTCCAACTTTTGTGGACTGGAGGAATATCTACTAATTTTGCTAACTTTGACCTTACGTTGGCGACTGTAACCTCTGGCAATTACACATCGGCTTCCATCACGGACGCCGCAAACGGTTGGTATCGCCTGGCGATTACCAGCACACTTTCTGGGGCGGCTGGTAATACAAACATCAATCTGGTTGATAGCGGCGCTGCTACCCGAGGCTCTTCGTTCACTGGCGATGGCATCTCTGGCGTCTATCTCTGGGGCGCGCAACTCTCCAGCAGCGCGTCGCTTGATTCTTACACGCCTAACTTTGGCGCGGCGCCTAGTGCTGCCGCCGCCTATGGCCCGCGCCTTGACTACGACCCGTCAACGCTGGCGGCAAAGGGGCTGCTGGTGGAGGAGCAGCGGACAAATCTGCTGACATACAGCGAGCAGTTTAATGACGCCGTTTATGTAAAAGTAGCAACGACTGTAACCGCAAACGCAACAACAGCTCCTGATGGAACAGCTACTGCTGACAAAATTATATCTGATGCAACAAATGTGCAGCATTCTATTGGTCCTTCAGTTACGTTTGCTAGTAACACAACGTATTCTTTGTCTGTATTTGCAAAGGCTGCGGAACGGTCTTCGTTTGCCTTTGGACCTCGCGGTAACGGCAAGCCTATAACAACGACATTCAACCTAAGCACGCTAAGTTTCTCTGGAGACGTTTCCACTGGTGGAACGATTGTTAGCAAATCATACCAGCTTCTCCCAAATGGCTGGATCAGAGTTGTGCTGGTGTTCACTACTGATAACAGTGGAACAGTACCTAGTAATGTTAATTTCTCCGATACGAATTTTGCCGTAGTGGCGGGTAACGGGGTAGATGGGATTTTTCTTTGGGGCGCACAGCTTGAAGCAGGTCCCTTCGCCACCTCCTACATCCCCACGGCTGCTGCGTCCGTCACCCGCAACGCCGATGTGGCGTTCGTGGCAACGAGCCAGTTTCCGTATAGCGCGACTGAGGGGACGTTGGTGGCAAACGTCTCGTTGATAGCCATTAAAAGTACCGTCCAAATGTACGCTGAACTCGGGGATGGAACATTTAATAACCGAATGGGAATTTACTCTGCGTCAACTACGGCTGAAGCAATAATTGACACGGTAGGTTCTCGTCAGGCGACACTTTCCATCGGGTCTGTTACAAGTGGTTCTGCTATAAAATCTGCACTGGCATACAAACTTAACGACATTGCGGCGTGCCTGAACGGTGGCTCTGTTTCATCTGACACGAGCGCCTTAATTCCAATTGTCAATGTATTGGCTATAGGAAGTCAAACCGCAAGATTTGCTGATATCAACGGCCACATCCGCCAGATCACCTACATCCCGCGCCGCCTGACCAACGCAGAACTTCAAGCGAGGACAGCATGATGAGCAATGACCTGATGTACCGCGCCACCGACGAAGCTACATGGGACGCATGGGCTGCCATCGTCAGCCTCACCTATGATGACCGTCCCAACGGCTGCTACATTGACGAAATCGGCCCCGTGGTTATCACTCCGGCTGTTGTTGATCCCGACGGCACGATCATCACGCCCGCCGTCATGGACAACCGCTACCATGTCAACGTGCGCCTGACACAGATCGCAGGGCCGCTTCCTGATCCGCTGCCAGAAGACTACGTTCCGCAGGGCCATGATCCCGCTGTGCTGGCCCAAGGTGACCCCGGCGTTGAATGGCTTGACCCGGCGACTGTCGAGCATCCGTGCCGCATCTGGGCTGGCGGGATGAATTACTACATGCCAATCGCATCGGAGCAATCAAATGAAGGTTAAACTCATCCGCCAGTTCTCTTGTGCGCCAGAAGGCCACACGGTTGTGCGATTCGATGCTGGCTCGATCCTCGAAGGCAACCTTGCCGTCTTGGCGATGGACGAAGGTGCTGCTATTGAAGTGGCAGAGATGCCGCCGCTCGAAACCAAAATCGAGACGCCAAAGAAGAAAGCCAGGAAAGGTTAATCCATGAGCCTTCGCGCCGCCGTTCCGCTTTATCAGTTCCGGGGCTCCGTTCTTACTTCTGCCCCTGCATCCGAGCCGGTAACGGCTACGGAACTCCGCACGCATCTCCGCACTGACAGCACGGAACTTCCAGACGCGGAGGCCAATACGCTCATCACGGATGCTCGAACCGAGATCGAGAACATGACCGGCCTTGCGTTCATCACGCAGTCATGGCGGCTATCGCTTGATCGCTGGCCCGCTGGTGGCGAGGCGTGGTGGGATGGCGTGCGTGAGATGTCGATCACAGAACTGGCGCGCACCAGCACCATTCAAAGCCTTGCTATTCCGCGATGGCCTCTTCAATCGATCACATCGGTCACTGTCTACGATGAAGGCAGCAATGCAACGGCCATCACGGTTGCCAACGTCTTCGACATTGACATATATCAGACGCCTGGAAGGTTGACGCTCAAGCGAGGCCAGACTTGGCCGGTTGCTCTGCGCGCCAATGACGCCATTCAGATCATCTATGTGTCTGGATTCGCCAATGCAGCGGCAGTGCCGTCTCCGATGAAGCGTGCCGTCAAGCAGCTTGCGGCTTTCCTCTACAGCAACCGTGGCGACGACTGCGATGCAAGTGATGCCTATGACGCATCCGGCGCTTCGGTCATTATGGCTCAATATAAGGCCATGAAGATATGACCTATCCCAGCAGTCTCGACATTGCGCGCGGGCTGGCTTCTGGTTGTCGGTCATTCAACAAGTTTGGCCGAAATACATCTGTCGGTTCCAGCTTCGTGCCTGTATCTCGCTCTGGCTTCTATCGCACGCCCCAAGCAAATGCCCATGTTCATCTCCGCATCAAGGCCGGTGGCAATGCCAACGACACGGCCAACGGTTCCGGGGCGAGAGAAATTGTTTTAATCGGCATTGATGAGTTCGGTGACTATACCACCCAGGCGCTGGCAACAGCAGGTGCATCCGCAAGCGCGCAAACATCGAAGTCATTCATCCGCCTGTTTGATGTCTATGTGTCCAAGTCTGGAACATATTCCACGCAGACCGCTAGATCGCACGCCGGGACGATAACCATTGAGAATGCCGCAGGAGGAGAGGACTGGGCAGTTATTGTCGATGGTACGCTAGGACGCGGAAAGACAGAGATGGCTGTCTACACTACTCCGCGTGACCGGAGTGCGGCACTCCGCAACGTGACCATCTCAAGCGATTCCGACAAGAAGGCCAACATCGTTCTCTACAAGCGAGAGAATATCTTGGAAGTAGCAGCACCATATACCTCGATGCTGCTCGTGACCGAGTATCCGCAAAGTGCCGGACTTCTCGACGTTGTTTTCGATCCGCCGCTCTACTTCCCGCCGCTGTGCGACTTTGGCTTCCTCGCCAATGTATCGGCCAGCACCGTCGATGTCTCCGTCAACATGGACATTATAGAGTTTACCACCCGATGATGAAATGTTGCGACATGAATTCCGGCAAGCTGAAAGAGCCGGTGACGTTCCAGCGCCGCACCTTGACCAGTGATGGTGCAGGAGGCCAGACGGAATCCTGGGCTACCGTTTCCGGCGCACCGACCCGCGCCTATGTGGTGCCGGTTGGCGGCTCAGAGCGATTTGCCCATGACCGCACCGAGGCAACCGTTCGGTTGCGTCTTGTGGTTCGCTACACCTCGGCGTT